TAATAATTGGGATTAATTGACGAGATTCGCGACCATGACGGCGAGATTTTAAATGCCGTTGTTCTTCCTTTAATGAATGTTTCTCGTCGTACTCCAAGAGGAGAAGTAAATATTAACGAGCCAAATCAGCAACAATTATATATGACCTCAGCGGGAGTAAAATCTTCTTATGCTTATGAAAGACTTGTTGACCTCTTTGAAATGAGTATTATTAATCCTAAGCAGGCTTTTGTTTGGGGTTGTGACTATAGAATACCAGTTCTCCATGGATTGCTTGATAAACAGTATATTAATGAGTTAAAGATGTCTCCATCATATAATGAAGAAACTTTTGCAAGAGAATATCTTTCTGTATGGTCTGGAGGCTCAGAAGAATCTTGGTTTAATTTTGATAAGTTACAGAAGTATAGAAAAATAAAGAATCCCGAAACGCACGCAATTATTAGACCAGGAACTAACAGTTTTTACTTATTATCAGTAGACGTAGGACGCATAAGCGACCAAACTGTATGCTGTGTTTTTCGAGTAAATGTATTAAATGGAAAATATTATGCTACATTAGTGAATCTTTTTGTTTTAGGTCGTCAAGCAGAAACAAAAACCTTTTATCAACAAGCTGTTGATTTAAAGAAAATTATTCAAGACTTTAATCCAAAGGAAGTAGTAATTGATACTAATGGATTGGGTGTAGGATTAGGAGATGAAATGATTCGTACTCAGTACGATGAACTTGGAAATCTTCTCCCTGCTTATGGTTTTATAAATGACGATAATTATAAAAAAGTCCAACCTAAAGATGCAATTTGTATTTTATATGGAATAAAAGCTAATGGTCCATTAAACTCAAAAATTCACGGAAATGCCTATTCAAGACTATCAAGTGGAATGGTTAGATTCTTAATAAAAGAACAGGAAGCAAAGAGTGCGCTAATGTCTACAAAAGTTGGTCAAAAAATGTCCACGATTCAAAGAGTAAAAAGAATCATGCCACATGAAATGACAACTAAGTTATTTGAAGAAATGGCCAATCTTCGTTTGAAAAGAACCGGCGCCACATTAGATATAGTTTTGGAGCAGATTAATAGTAGATTCCCCAAAGATAAATATTCTGCTTTTGCTTATGGACTTTGGAGAATAAAAGAGCTAGAAGAAGCTAACTATAAGAAGCATCGTCGGCGCGCGGGAACAAATCGAAGATTAGTATTCTTCACGGGAGGATAATAGAATGGAACAAATAAAACCAACAGGTAGATTCGATTTAGACTCCTATAAACGGGCAAAAGACAACATGATAGCAACTAACGATGCCGCTTATGCTGGAGAATGGTCATCAGCTAGAAGAAGAGTTACTAGATTAAAAGACTATACACCAGAAGAAATAGAAAGAATTATTGATTCGGGTTCTTTAGCTGAACAACAAAGACTATCGCGTAATTATTTTTACAAAGACGGTTTTTATAAAAGGATTCTTGTTTATTATGCTACTCTTTTGAAATATACTGGTATGCTGATTCCTAGTCCCAGCTACGGTAAAAAACTCTCCACAGAACATATTCAAAAGAGATATTATAATGCAGTTGATTTTGTTGAGCGAATGTCCTTACCGTCCTTCTTAACAAATTGCACGCTCCGCGCGATGATTGATGGTAGTTACTATGGAATTATACAAAAGTTAGATAAAAAAACTTTTGCTGTTTTAGATTTGCCAAGTGGATATTGTTGTTCCCGTTTTAAGGATACCGAAGGAAATGATATAATCGAATTTGATGTAACTTATTTTAATACAATAGTTGATGAAGATTCAAGAGAAATGGCTCTTAAAGTTTATCCTAGCGTAATTTCTAATGCTTACAGAAAATATATGAAAGGAAAGAAAACAAGTCGATGGGTTTTTATTCCTAGTGATATTGGGATTTGTTTTCCTATGCTAGATGGTAGACCAATTTTCTTAAATGTTATTCCAGCAACAATTAATTATGATGAAGCAGTTGAAACCGAAAAAGAACGAGATTTGGAAGAAATTAAAAAGATTATCGTTCAAAAGATTCCTCATAATACAACCACAGGAGATTTATTATTTGAACCAGAAGAAGCCGAAGAAATTCATAGCGGTACAGTGGGAATGTTGCGAGGAAATAAGAATGTAAGTGTATTGACTACTTATGCAGATGTTGAAGCAATTCAATCTAAAACTGCTTCCGATACAGTTTCCAACAATCTTGAGAAGATGGTTAATAACATTTATTATGAATCTGGTACAAGCGGCCAGTTATTTGCGTCTAATAGTAATTTAGCCCTTGAAACTTCAATTAAGAACGATATGGCTATGATGATGATATTGGCAAATAAGTTTTCTACTTTTGTTACGAATATTGTCAATCAGCTATATTCTAATTCAAATATAACTTTTAAGTACACTATTTTACCTATTACTTATTATAACGATGATAAGTATATGGAGTCTACTTTTAAATTAGCAAATACGGGATACAGCTTTTTGCTTCCTGCTCTTGCTATGGGACTTTCGCAGAAAGACTTAGGAAATGTAAAAGATTTAGAGAATGATGTTCTAAAACTATCTGATAAACTAAAACCTTTATCTTCTTCCTATACGCAAAGTTCATCAGATAATAAAGCAGGCGCGCCGGAGAAATCTCCAGAAGAGAAAGCTCCAAAAACAATACAGAACGAAGAATCTTTAGATAGACAAGGAGGCTCTAATAATGCTGGATAATATTATAAAAGAGTTTCCTATTACTGTTTATGGAAATTTAGAAAAATATAATGATGTTATTTCAAAAGCAAGATGCCGAATTTTCTATAAGAAAGATAACAGAAATGGTACTTATATAACAGATGAGTTCGCGGAGAAACTAATCTCCACAATTCCATATACTCCCGTTAAAGGCATCTATGATAATTTTAATGAGGATTATACTGACCATGGAAAAGAACGCTATCTTGGAAGAATTTATGGAATAGTTCCCGAAAATCCCAATTTTGCTTGGGAAGAACATGAAGATGAAGATGGTAAAGTTAGAGAATACGCCTGTGTGGATGTTCTTCTATTTACAGCTCTTTATGAAGAAGCTGGTGATATAGTAGGAAAAGCACAGTCTATGGAACTATATGAGCCTTCGATTAAAGGTAATTGGAAAATAGTTGAAGGCAAAAAAGTATTTGTTTTTGAGGATGCTTGCTTCTTAGGCTTACAAATATTAGGAACTGAAGTAGAACCTTGCTTTGAGGGCGCGGCTTTCTTTAGTTTATACACATCCTTAAAAGATATGGTAGAAAAAATTGAACAATATACTCTAAATTTTCAGAAAAAAACAGAAGGAGGAAAAGAAGAAATGCCTAGCATTAACTTTAAACTTTCTGATAATCAAAAACATGATGCTTTATGGACTCTTCTAAATCCTAACTTTAACGAAGAGGGCGGTTGGGAAGTAGTTTATGCAATTTGCGATATTTATGATGATTACGCAGTTACATATAACTACGAGAATGGTTCTTATGAGCGAGTTTATTATAAGAAAGATGATAACTCAGATTCTCTCGAATTAGGAGAAAGAAAGAAATGTTATATTGTTGATGTAACAGAAGAAGAGAAAAATGCCCTGGCTACAATTCAAGCTTTAAACGGCGGAAATTATGTCAAGGCTGACGAGACTTTCTCTAAGATTGAAGACCTTGAAGGAAAAATTTCTGATTTTGAGCAGAAAATTGAAGAGAAAGATACCGCAATTTCCACTTTAACCACAGAGAGAGATGATGCTCAACATAATTACGAAAATGCTGAGAACATCATCACTGCATTAAATAGTGAATTAGAAACATTGAAGTCTTATAAACTTCAAATCGAAACAAAGGAAAAAGAAGAAGTTCTTTCTAAATATTCTGAACAGTTAAATGATGAAATCTTAACCTCTTATAGAGAAAAGATTGCTGATTACACTGCTTCTGATTTAGACAAAGACTTGGCTTATGAACTTGTTAAATCTAATCCAGCTATTTTTACAAAAAATCCACAGCCTCAATACATCCCAAAAGATGAACCAAAGGGTGGAATTGAAGAAATTTTAGCGAAATATAGAAAATAAATGGAGGAATAGAAATGGCTCTAAAGAGACTTGTAATTGACGGTTTCGGTCAATTAGAACTAAATAATGTAGCCTTCCGTAGAGATGGACGCATTGAAGCTCAGTGCGCGCTAGATAGCACTGACTTTGCTAGCGTTCCCGCTGAAAATGGTATGCTACTTGCTGTTGATAATGTAAATAGAGTTGTTAAATTTGCTGACGATGCCAGCTTACCTATTGCTTTAAATTATACAACAGAGCATATGTATGATGAAAGAACTCCTGGTTTAAAGAACTTTAGACTAGAATCAGGTACTTTTCTACCTCGTCTTGGTTATCTTTCTGTAGGAGATAAATTTACTACCAACTGTGTAAGTTATGACTCTACAGTAGATTCTACTTGGACAAGTGATGACGAATTTAAGAAAGCACTCGCAAAAAACAAACTAACTACTACTCCAGTTTACGGTGGAATTTCTGCAGACGGTTCTATTGCTGTTTCTGCTACTAAACCTTCTGCTGGACCGGTTCTATTAGTTGTAGCTGCTACCACAATGCCTGATGGACAGTTTGGTATTAAGTTCCAGGCACTAACAGTTTAATTGAGAGGAGGTTTATATAATGGCAACTTTAAGCGAAATTAAAGAACTGGCTCTTCATGCTGCTAGAGGTACTGCCCCAGCTACCTTCTCTTCTGAAAATGTAAATGCGGCTCTATCTGATGCTTTAAAAGATTTAGCCAGTACATATAATCAGTTCATGAAGAACAGATATGATATTTACGAAATTTTTATTGAGACTGCCGACGAAATTGTTCCTAATAAAGTTATTGATGCTGTAGGAATTTTTGCTGATGTTCAGGTAGTCGGACAAGGACAAAAAGCTATATTTAAGAGAAGAATTGGTAAAAATCGCGCCAAGAAATTCTTAACTCAGGTTGGACTTTCTGGTGTATACGAGACATTCCGTCTTGATACTGAAACATTCTCTGTTCCTGCCTATGCAGTAGGTGGAGCTGTAACTATCGACTACGAGCGTATGCTAGATGGTGCAGAAGATATGGCTGAAGTTATGCAGATTTTAACTGACGGTCTAACCGATTCTGTATTCTTAGAGGTCCAAAAAGCTCTTCGTGCAGCAATCAATGCAACAGGTCGTCCTTCTGTAAATAAATATACTGGTTCTAGTTTTAATGGCGAGGAAATGTTAAAGCTAGTTAATGTGGTAAGAGCTTATGGTACAGGTGCAGTTATTTTTGCTCCACCTGAGTTCATTGCTGAAATGGGTGCAGACGCTATTGTTCCAGTAGGAAGCAATTATCAAGGCGTTTACCATCCCCAGGATATTGATATGATTCATAATCAAGGTTATATCAATATTTTCCGTGGTACTCCTATCGTTATGATTCCTCAGTCATTTATTGATGAAAATAACGAAAAAACTTGGATTGACCCACAGCTTGCTTATATTCTACCTACTGGTGGAGAAAAAGTTGTTAAGGTTGTTCTCGAAGGACAAACTCAAATTAACGACTTCAAAAATAGAGACAACTCTATGGAAATTCATGTATACAGAAAGATGGGCGCCGCAATTCTAACTCATTACAACTGGGCCATCTATCAGAATACAGGAATTGACCAAACTTACGAATCCCCCTATGGTATATAATTTATGAAAGAAGAAGGGAGGGAGGGACTTCCCTCTCTCCCAAATTTTTTTGAGTAAAAGGAGAATTAATTATGGAAAACAGAAAAGTTACAATTGAAAGTTTAAGTACAGGTAGAGTAGGAATTGACATTCCTGAACTACATCTAAGACGTCGTTGGGAGAAAAAAGGTGCAAAAACTACTATTGACTTAGATACCCTGAAAGAAGCTATTTATTATAAAGGAGTATCTAATTTATTTACTGATGGCTTCTTAAAGATTGATGATATGGATGTAAAGATTGAATTAGGACTTGAGCCAGAGGGCGCAACTGAGCCGGAAAATATTATTATCCTTAATGATGCTCAAAGACAGAGACTTTTAACGGTTGCTCCAATTAGAGACTTGAAAGAAATGTTAGGTAAGATTTCTTATGAACAGGCACAGGAGCTTACTGAATATGCTATTGACCATGAAATTACAGATATTAATAGATGCGAGGTTCTTAAAACTGCTACTGGCGTTGATGTTATTAAAGCAGTCCTATTGAGAAGACAAGCCAAGGAGGATTAAAAATGACTCCTTTACAAAATGTTTATGATGCTTTCTTTGCTAAAATGCTAGAAGATGAGTGGGCTAATTGGACAGAAGAAGAATTAGCTCAAGATTTATTAGAAATTTTAAAAGGCGCGATTCCATGGTTTAAATTTCCTAGAGTTGACTTGACCATAAAAGAAGATTCTTTTGTAGGAGACTTAAACAATCAAGAAATTCAAATCTTAGCGACATATATGAAATGTGAATGGTTAAATAGAACAATTCTTACTTGGGAAAATGTAAAACCTCTATATGAAGAAAGAGATTTCTCTCAAGCGAATCTCATAGATAAATTTATTAAACTACTTGAGCAAGAAAAGAGAAATGCTCTTAATTTAGAAAGAATTTATTATAGAGTGGTAAAAGGAAAGCCATTTGATTATAGTAAATTGGCGGGTGATGTAAAATGAATTATGCACCTGGCATGAAAGAGGCTTACGATAATAAACTAAAAAATAAGTTATTTGGTTTATTATGTGAATTTGAAAAAGGAAGAGAATGGGAAAAATTTCTCGATTCAATTCTAATTGAGTTACAGGGATTTGACGAAGAAGAAAAAACTATTAACTATTACATTTTGTATCATAAGTTATCTTCTCTAAGATATTTAAGATATGAATATTTTAGAACTACTATTTTTGATTGTATGGGATTAATAGGTAGAAACTAATGGGATATTATGATGAAATTTATCTAAAAAGATTAAATCGCTATGGTTTGGATTATCAAACAAGAATTAGAACTCAAAGAGAAAAACTTTTTGAAATTTATTTATCGAAAAGTATATATAGAGTAAACTTTACATTTAATGAAAAAAATATTGAAGGTAGTTTAGAAAAATATAAACAAGATGATACTCAAACTCTTCAATATTTATTAACTAAAACGGATGTAATTTTACCCCCTGGAACAATTATTGAAATAACAAATGATAATGGTATTATTAATCATTGGATGATTTATTGGTTAGAAGATATAAAAACAAGTGGATATAATCGTTATATAGTATTAAGAATGACTCATTTTTTAAAGTGGACTGATAGATCTGGGAATCAACAAGAAACATGGGCCTATATGTACGGACAAAAAGATAATATGCTAAAAGACGAAATCCGTTCAAGAAGTCGCATTGATACTATTTATACAGAAAACTTAAAAGGAAGTTTTTTTGTTATTCCTAAAAATGAATTTATGAGAAAAGACGATTATATTGAAATTGGGGATGGCGCATTAAAAGAAGCTTATCGAGTAACAGGATACGATATTCAATCTACTTCTGGTGTAGAATATGTAACCGTTGATCCTGTTTATGAAAGAGATAAATCTCCAATTCCAGAAATAAAACCTGGAGACAATCCAGATGATTATTATTGGTTTAATGGAGGCGCAGAATAATGGTAAATAAAATAAGAAACTGTAAAGATATAGGTTTGAATCTTCAAAAAATTATGAAGCGTCTCATGGCAAATGATAATTTAATTAAATTATTATATTATACGGATAAAGATCCATTATCTAATGAAAATTTAAGCGAAGAACAAAAAGAATCTGAAGTTTTTGAAAAATTAATAAAAATAGTACCAAGAATTGGCCCCAAAGAAACGGCAAAATCTGTTATAGCTATTAGAGTTGTCGATGGGAAAAAAAATTCTGAAAATAAAGAATTTAAAGATGTTTACATTTCTATCGAAAGTTTTGTTCCTTTAACTCAATGGATGATAAAAGGTACTAATTTACGACCTTTTGCAATATTAGGAGAAATTGAAGAATCTTTGAATGGAAAAATAATAGAGGGATTGGGGAGAATGTCTGGTGGTGATTTTGAACTTAATTTCTTAACAGAAGAAATTTCTAGTTATAAACAGGATTTTTATATTACGAGTTATGATTAATGAACAATATTTTTTAAAATTGCCAAAAGACTTTAAAAATAAATGTAAAATATATCCTCCCTCAGTAAAAGAAGTAGTTGACAATGAATATTTTTCTAAATATCGTTATTTATTAACAATAACACAAGAAGAAATAGAAGATGAATTTTTAAATAAAAAAAATGAAAATAAAGAAATTTCTGCAATACCTACTCCATTTGAATTTTTACTAGCAACAAGTTTTCATAACAAAGAAATAGAAAAACTTGCAAAAGAAGCTTTCTATTTTTTTATTAAAAGTCCAATCACTTTTTTATATGACAGAAAAGAGATTCTTTTATGTGATCTTGAAAAAACTATAAAAGAGTCTAATTCTATTAAAGATATAAAAAGAAAATTTATTACCATTAAAGAAGATGAATATTTTGATTTTCAAAATGCAATAAGAGAATCTTTGGGAGAAAAAAAAGTAGAACCCCCAGATCCAGATGAAGATCCTAGAGTAAAAAGGATTAAAGCAAAAGCTAGATATAGAGATAAAATAAAAGCCAAAAAAGGAATGGGAATTTCCCTTGGGACTCTTCTTGCTTCAATTTGTTGTATGGGAATAGGTATTAACCCACTTAATGTTGGAGAGTTAAGTTACGCTTCAGTAGATTCGCTTATAAAAACATATCAGGAAAAAGAAAAATATGAAACTGATATTCGAGCGTTAATTGCTGGCGCGGACTCGAAAAAAATTAAACCGAAATATTGGATTAGAAATTTAGATGAATAATAGGAGGCTATTTAACAATGGCAAATATTCTTGACAGATATGGTATCAAAGAAGTTGCTGACGTTACTTTCTATGACCTGAATGATGATGGTAGCCGTGGTGCTCCCGTT